CATTTGGTTAGTTCCTCTCTCTCTTTTGTTAGTTGGATCAACCGTTCGGCAGCACTCGCTGCCTCCCTCATATAGCTTAGACAATCACACTCACTTATTGGTACTAGGTGATCGCCGCATATTGCCGGTGTAGCTTTCATCTTGCCACCTTCTCTACTATTACATCATCATAACCTTTAACCTCACGCCAAAACTCTGCCACTCTTTCAGCATCTATCTTATGAGAGTAATGTTGCCAGTTAATCTCACTACCTCCTACCCATACTGTCCAAGTCATTACTCTCCCTCTCTCTCTAGTGTTTGTAGTAATCCACCTAAGCCTAGCTCTAGCCCGGTTTCAATTAAGATCCCGCTATCGGTATCTATGATTAGTGCATTAGGTAATATTGGTTTGATTAGATCTATTAGATCTTGCATAGTTTGCATTAGTTATCCTCCACTACTACATAGTCTTGCAGCTCTCGTGAGTAGTATCTCTCTACCCCGCACTCGCATAGGCATACGCCGGGGATATCGGTAGCTAAGAAATTGTGATTATGTTTATTCATAGTAGCTCACCGCACTTATCGCAAGGCTCGCCACTTACTACACTTAGTGCATCATACTTAGTTTTCTGCCAGCATTTAGTGCATACGATTACGAAGGTCATACTCTCTCCTATCCATAATTAAGTGAGCGTTCGCTCACTCTCTCCCGCTATCGCTAGTAGGATACCACGCAAGCCTACCGTATACCGATAGGCTTGCATAGTAAGCCACTATCTAAGTGCAGCTATATCTAATTTAAATTGGCGGATAGCCTCACGCTTAGTGTAAAAGTAGTAGCACCGGGTTAGTAGATATTCATCTATCCCTTCCCCTACGAACGCGGATATTCTCCACGCTCCCTCCCTATTGCGATCTATACTAGTAATCACGCTCTTACCTCCTCCGGATTATGGTTATATACCTCACCTGCAGCACAATAGCTGCAATTATTATGGGTGCTATTACTTAATAGTTGACCCTTGATCCACGCTAATTGATCCACGCGGCCTTGATAATAGTTGCGATCTGCCTCACTCTTATCCCGGTAAGCGTTCATTAGCTTATCTAATAGCCACTTAGCCTCACTATCTATCGCCTCAATATTCACAATCTCCCCGCCTTCTCTAAGCGGCGTAATCTCTCACGCCCGGCCTTATGGAAGGCCTTAACCTTATTATAGGTATAGATAACCGTGCCAATAGCTAACCCATAGGCAGCTAATAGCCCGGCGGTAATCACTAGATCGGTGTTATTCACACTCTCTCCCTCACTCTCTCTTAATAGTTTATTACCCTGCAATAGTTGCAGGCCACCGCCTACCGATAGGCACGGTAGGCGATAGTCTGCCCCTATTGTTTAAACCATTCGCATTGGCATAAGTAATCCGCGCCAATTAATAGTATCGTGCGGGATCATAACCCTAATTGGCTTAACTATTACCTTACCGGCTACCGTGCTAGATCCGGTAAAGATAAAGCGCTGCCCCGCCTTGCCACCGCCCGGCACTTTCGCGAACGCTGCCAGAAAATCGGCGTTTAGTTGGATTTCACTTATAGCTGCCGGCTCACCGGTGAATAAGTGCTCATAAGGCGGCGGTGTCTGCCCCTCCGGGATATTAACCGATAGTGTGCTGCCCTTAATCGCTACGGTAAGAATATCACCGGCACGGGTTAAGCTCACTAATTCCCGGCTTAGATCTGCCTTATCTAACGCCTTAAGAGCGGTAATTATCCGCTTAATATCGGCTAAGGGGATCAAACTATCGGTTAGATCGCCCTCACTCTCTAATTCTCCCACTAATAGGCGATACCTATCGGTAGCGAACGCCACCAATTTACCGCCCTTAATCTCTAACCTAACACCGTTAAGCGTAGGCAGATCACTCCTAGAGTGTGCAGCTATCGCCGCCCCGGTGATTAGATCTAGCAGATCGCTAGCTTTTACGGCTACGCCTTGCAGCGTGCCGGTGTTTTCTCTCTCTATTGTATCCATAAGATACCCTTCCCCTATTCTCTAACCCTTAGAGATAGGCCACCGCCCCCGGCGTAAGGCCGGGGGCGATAGCTCACCGCTAATTCTTAAGCTATAACCAACGGTGATTTAAATGATACCCGCCGCGCTCTAAATCCTTATAGATTACGGCGCTTAAGGTATAGACTAGATTAAAGCCCATATCCATTCCACCGCCTTGCTGCCTAATTGCATTAAAGCCGCCGGCATTTATGACCTTATAACCTAACGCACGCCCGGCGGTGTGTGTAATTGGCTTAATACCTTCCGGGCTATCGTAGAATAGACTTATATCCCGGCTAAGCCCGGAGGAGCTAACGTGGCGTAATATTGTATAGATTAGCGGCTTATCATTACCGGCGAATAATTCCCGCAGCTCCTCCCGGGCGGCAGCTTGATCCGCCCGGCGTGCAACGCTGCCGGCTATTGGTAAAGCGTTTACGATTACCGGCTCATTAATTAATTTCATTACTTTACCCCGCTATTCATAGCTGCGATCATTAGCACGATACTAGTTGCAAGGCCGGCGATTAATAGCATTGCGCCGATATTGGCAAGGGTTAAAACTATCTGGCCGCTAATTACGAACAATAGCGGCGGGGTTAAAGCTGCTAATATGAATAAAGCGCTCATTAGTTAGCCGCCTTAATGAAAGTCATTACATAAGCTCTTTCCTTAATCTCCTTGCGATTATCTTTACAATCTGCACACCAACATTTAGCAACGGTAAGGCCGCTATCGCTAGCTATGCAATAGCTATGCAAACAAAACCCGCAAGGGCATACTTTAGTTTTTTTCACTTTAGATCCTAACTATTAGTAAGTAATGAGCTACCTATTAGCTCACTAGTAGCAGAATAGCGTGCTCTACCGTATATGGTCAACTATCCGCCGGGGTAAAGCTGCCCGGTGTTGCTATGATCCGGATCACACCATAATCAGGGATCCAATAGGCCGGCGGCGGCGTCTAAGTAAGTAAGGCCGGCAGATAGCCGGGCGAATAGATAGGAGAGTGAGCTTATGGATCTATATCAATTAAAGCAGCTATGGGAAGGATTACCGGAGGAGATCCGGGAGGAGATACGGCGGGAGATCTTAGGCACGCAGATACTAGAGAGAGCTAACCGGGTGAGAGCTGCCCGGATCTAGGCCGGGTTATTGTTTAGAGAGTGCCGCCTAGGGGTAGGCCGCCCGGGGATTTTATCTAATACGGGCGCAACCGCTAACCATAGCAAATCGGACATACCCGACAAGGCGGACAATAGCCGCAAAACGTACCCGGGTATGCTTAACGCCGGCGCGGTGGACTGTATACACCCACAATAAAAATATTTGCTAAAGTGAAGCTGGCTGTATATAGCCCGATATGTCCGTTTTGCCCTAGTTTGTAAGTGAGGTGTATCACATTTATAAAGATTTATTACCAGAAAACGGGAAATGGAGTTAATTTCCCGCCTTATATATAGTAGGGGAGTAAAACGAACCGCTTTAAGTTTTACGACCACATCGCTTCGGTAAACCTTCGCGATGCCCCCTAAGGGCGAGTGAAGGTTTTACCCCTCAGTCGCTGTAGCTCCTTCGGGAGTTACCAGACAACATACGCAAAGCGGCAGGTGTAGTGTAATATTATCTCCAGTATAATATTCTGGGCCTAGTAATAGATCAAAGATTTCAATTACGCGGCTTATCCACAGGTTTATCCACAGGGGAGTTAAATGGCTGAGAACTCAGCAGATATCGGCAAACGGATTATTTTAAATTCCGTAGCAGAAGGTATGACTGTAGAGCAAGCCTGTGCCTCCGCCGGTAAATCCATTAAGACTTATGAGTATTACCGCAGGACAGACAAGATATTCTCAGACAAGGTAGATAGAACCCGCCTAGGTCTAAGAGATAAGAACTTCGCATTAGGTGATGTAAATGAAATTACCTTCGCCCAGTTCAGGGATCGCTTCTTACATAATAAGACCTTCCCCCATCAACAAAATTTAGTAGATATGATTGAGGTTGGTGAACCTTCTTGGTTGCACCCCTCTATGAAGTATGAAAAAGGATTAGCTAATAACCGCATACTTCTAAACATTCCACCCAACCACGCCAAGTCAATGACTATTACAATTGACTACGTCACCTGGCAGGTTTGTAAGAACCCAAACTTTAGAGTCTTAATAGTTTCCCAGACTCAAAGATTAGCCGCAGACTTTTTATACGCTATAAAGCAAAGACTTACCCATCCACAGTATGAGGCCTTACAGTCAGCTTACGCTGCCGGTATTGGCTTTAAATCTAAGAGCGCCTCCTGGCAAGCAACTCGCGTTACCTTCGGTGATGAATTGCGTGAATCTGGTGAGAAGGATCCCAATATAGAAGCAGTTGGTATTGGCGGTCAGATCTACGGTAAACGAGCAGATATGATTATAGTAGATGATGCTGTAACTCTATCCAACGCTAATGACTTTGAACGACAGATCAAGTGGTTAACCCAAGATGTTAGATCTCGTCTTAACCCCACAGGTAAACTTATCATCATAGGTACTCGTGTTGCCTCAGTTGATTTATATAAAGAACTACGCAACAACGATAGATATCCTGGTGGCCTAGTACCTTGGTCCTACCTAGCAATGCCAGCTCTACTTACAGTAGATGATGATCCCGATAAGTGGGAAACCTTATGGCCCGCATCAGATCAACCCTTTGATGGTCAGAAGGAAGAAGAGAAGGATCCAGTAACTAATCTTTATCCAAGATGGAATGGGCGTAACCTATATAACGAACGCCAATCTATGGATGCTTCAACCTGGGCTTTGATTTACCAGCAACAAGATATATCAGATGATGCGGCCTTTGACCCTGTCTGTGTTCGTGGATCTATTGATGGTATGCGTAAGGCAGGCAGGTTAACCGCAGGTCATCCTGGACACCCAAGAGATTTAAATGGCTTTACCTATATCTGTGGACTAGATCCAGCGATGGTAGGAGATACAGCAGCTATCTGTTATGCAATAGATAGGGCTAGTAACAAACGCTATATTGTAGATGCTATTAAGATTACGCGGCCTAGCCCTGCTGCTATCAGAAATTTAATATTTGACTGGACATCCTTGTATGGTCCCAGTGAGTGGATAGTAGAGAAGAACGCATTTCAGTCTTTCTTAACACAAGATGAGGGTATCAAGATGCACTTAGCATCTAAAGGTGTACAGTTTAAAGAACACCATACCGGCAATAATAAATGGGATGCAGGTTTCGGTGTTGCATCTATGGCTACCTTATTTGGTACTAAGCAATTTGATGGTAAGCACCATAGGGACAACCTAATACATTTACCTTCAGATCAAAC